CTTTTATTTTGGTAGTCTATTGCTTCATTAGTTCCAGTAATAGCAAAATAAGCCATCAGGCCCAAGATCCCTATTCCTAGCGCATACAATATAGTTGCTGTTATCATGTTCCTCCCATCATTTTTGTTTGTGTCATATTAAAAGTATATAAGATTATCCTATATAAGCAAGATATTTATTTACATTAAAGTGAAATAAACTTCTTGACATATGTAAGATTATCCTATACACTTGGACGGCGGCTGGGGATGGTGGTATATATATACAAGTATCAGGGTGCGACACTAATGCACTTGACATATATAGGATTATCTTATATACTATAGGGTATGGAGGGCGGGTATATATACAGGTATCATGCAACCTCAGGACGTATGCAGTATCTGCGTACACTCTATCTAGTGTGTCAATATAAATCTTAGTCTAGTTAGAATGATTCTAATGTGGCAATGTAATTGTATACACGTACAGGTTGTATTGTCGTTTATATATAGTAGTTGTAATTATGCAACACACATGTGACATATATGTCACGACGCTGTGCACACACGTACAGGTTGTATTTTTTTTTTTTAATTTTCGCTGCGCTCGCGTGCACAAATTTAATAGAGGTACCAGACCCAGTCCGAAAAAAGCTGTAATATATAAAAAGTAATATACCCTATGCTAAAAGGGGTCCCACTGCTTTCGGATTATATGTTTGATTTAGGCGTACGTACCCTGTAAAAACATTTTGACACCCATAAGTAAAATTATGCCTGATATAAAAAATATTTTAAAAAATTTAAACATTGAGAACCTAGACCCTGAAACTAGGAAAGAGTTAAAAAAGCTAGTTGTTAAGAAAGACGAAAAACAAAGGCATAGAAAAATTCAGGAAAATTTTATGGATTTTGTAAAACATATGTGGCCTGATTTTATAGAGGGGTCCCACCATAAAGTTATTGCAGAAAAATTTAATAATTTAAAATCTGGAAAGACTAAAAGATTAATCGTGAATATGCCACCCAGACATACAAAATCTGAGTTTGCATCTTTTCTTTTACCTGCATGGATGATTGGTAACAGACCAAAATTAAAAATAATTCAAGCAACTCACACAGCTGAACTTGCTGTAAGGTTTGGTCGTAAGGCTAAACACTTAATGGACAGTGAGGAATACAAAGAAGTTTTTCCAACTAGACTCCAAGAAGATAGTAAGGCCGCTGGTCGCTGGCAGACAGCACAAGGGGGCGAGTATTTTGCAGTTGGTGTCGAGGGGGCAGTAACCGGTCGTGGTGCGGACTTACTTATCATCGATGATCCGCATTCAGAGCAAGACGCTATGAATGCTAAATCTTTAGAGCGTGCTTATGAATGGTACACGTCTGGTCCTAGACAAAGGCTTCAACCGGGTGGGATGATTGTACTCGTTATGACTAGATGGAATACAAAAGATTTAACAGGTAGATTACAAGCAGCGCAAGCTGCAGACCCTAAGGCAGACCAATGGGAAGTTATAGAATTTCCAGCGATCCTCCCCAACAATACACCGGTCTGGCCAGAGTATTGGGAACTAGAACAATTATTAAATGTTAAGGCATCTGTTGCCCTTCCAAAATGGAATGCACAGTATATGCAGAATCCAACTTCTGAGGAAGGTGCATTAATTAAAAGGGACTGGTGGAAGAAGTGGCCGGAGGATAGAGGCATACCCGCTTGTGATCATGTTATCCAATCTTACGATACTGCATTTTTAAAAAAAGAAACTGCCGATTACTCAGCCATTACGACCTGGGGTATTTTCCGTGAAAATGAAGACAGTCCTCAACAACTAATTTTATTAGATGCAGTTAAAGATCGTTTTGAATTTCCAGAACTTAGACGTGAAGCTTTAAAATTATATAAGTACTGGGATCCAGAAACAGTTTTAATTGAAGCCAAGGCATCAGGATTACCATTAACCTATGAGCTTAGAGCCATGGGAATACCTGTAATTAACTTTACACCTTCAAGAGGTAATGATAAACACTCTAGAGTAAACTCCGTTGCTCCCATTTTTGAGAGTGGACAAGTGTGGGCGCCTACACATTTACAGTTTGCGCAAGAAGTCATAGAGGAATGTGCTGCTTTTCCTTTTGGTGATAATGATGACTTAGTCGATAGTACAACTCAAGCAGTAATGAGATTTAGACAAGGTGGTTTTTTAGGTCACCCTGAAGATTATAAGGATCAAATTATGCCAACAGTTAACAAAACATATTATTAATGAAAGTTTTAATAGAGATTTATAAAATTCTAGCAAGATTAGGAATTAAACCTAAAGATATTTTAGGGATTGGTGGCAATATTCAAAAAATGGGTAAAAGTTTGTACAACAATCCTATCTCTCAAGAAGCTTTGTTATGGATTGCAAAAAATCGTAAGCTTCCAGCAAAATTTATTGAAGAAATTAAGTTGACTGCTCGAACTTTAAAAAATTCTAAACCAAAAGAGCAAGAAAAATTTTTACAAAACTTAAAAGAGATAGAAAAATCAAAAAACCCTGCACCATTAAAGTCTGCACAAGTTATTAAACTAACAAAAGACTCCAAGTCGCCAGTACCTAGCGTCAAGAAACCAGAATCTGTTAGTCCATTGGTTGATAAAATAATTCAGAACATAGAAATTGCAAAAACAATAGCAGATGCAGAGAAAGCAAAAAAAATGGCCTTTGCTAAAGGGGAAATTGAACCAAAAATTACCGATAAAAATGCATTGGATGCTGAGTCTGTTTTAAAAATGAATTATAATGAAAATAATGAGTTTGCTAACGCTAAAGGAGTGGCTCGTTACATTGTTATGAACTCAGATTACCTATCAGAGAAACAAGCAATAGATTTAAAAGCTGGTAAGGACCCAATAATGGTTTTTGAAGAAATTTATGGAACGAAGGCTACTAAAAATATTCCAAACGAGAATAGTACTAAGGTTGCTACCGCTTATGCAAATTATCTTAATGATATTAAAGATAACAGAGGCCGTGGTGCTGAAGATCCAGAATTTGATCGAGAAACAATTGATGTTGATTTTACAACCGATGATATTTTGTTTGCTCACGGCGGTATCGCTAATCATTTTAGAAAAAGATAATGAAAAACCCAACATTAGTTAAAAATATGAAACATGTGAAATGGAAAGAAATACCTCCGTTAAAGGGCCCGGAGCCTAGAGGCTTGATTAATGAACCAAAACAAGATAAACCAGAAAGATTGGAGAAAACAAATGGCAGACGTAGATAAATCCTTACCGAACGTAAGGCAAAATATAACTATACCTTCACAAGAGGAGAAGACAGAAGTTGTTGCAGAAATGCAAGAATCTATGCCCTCTCCTGATAATACAGAGATTACAGAAAATCCAGATGGTTCAGTTGACGTAGATTTTGATCCAGGTGCAGCAGCGCCTTCACAAGGTAACGAGCATTATTCAAATTTAGCAGACATCTTACCAGATTCAATTTTACAACCATTAGGTTCAGAACTTTTTGGTAACTACACAGATTACAAAGAATCAAGAAGAGAATGGGAAAGATCATACTCTAAAGGGTTAGATCTTTTAGGTTTTCAGTTCGAACAACGTACACAACCGTTTCAAGGAGCAAGTGGTGCAACGCATCCAGTACTTGCAGAAGCTGTTACACAATTTCAAGCGCAAGCTTACAAAGAGTTATTACCAGCCGATGGCCCAATCAGAACTCAAATTCTAGGAGCCTCAACTCCAGAAAAAGAAGCTCAGTCACAACGGGTTAGTGATTTCATGAATTATGAAATTATGAACGTTATGAAAGAGTATGAACCCGAGTTTGATCAGATGTTATTTTATCTGCCATTAGCTGGTTCGACGTTTAAAAAAGTTTATTATGATGACTTGCTAGGAAGAGCAGTTTCTAAATTTATCCCTGCCGATGATTTAGTAGTGCCCTACACAGCAACTTCATTAGAAGATGCTGAAGCAGTTTGTCATACAATAAAAATTTCAGAAAATGATTTACGTAAACAACAAGTTGCAGGTTTCTATAGAGACATAGAAATTTTTGCACCTTATGCAGAAGAAACTGAAGTTAAGAAAAAAGAACGAGAACTAGAAGGTACCGAAATGAACGGTCAACAAAAAAACAATAAAATGTATACGTTGATTGAATTTCATACTGATTTAGATCTTGAAGGCTTTGAAGATAGAGCACCTGATGGAATGCCTACAGGAATTAAAGTTCCTTACATCATAACAGTAGATAGTGGTTCTAGAAAAGTATTATC